CCGCTGGAGCAGCTCCGCTCTCCTTCACCAAATTAGGTGAAGCTGCAGTTCGTGCGGTTGAAAAGGGACAAGAAGGAAAACTCCTTGCTCTTGTTAACCCACGTGCATGGCAGGATATGCTCTCTGACCAAGCTGCTCTTCGTAAATACGACGACAGCTACACCTCTGCAAAGATGGAAAACGGCGCTCGCGCGTTGCTCTATCATGCTCAGAGTGGTGAAATCGAAATTGAAGCATCTCTTTACGTTAAGGAAGGTCATGCTTTCCTCCTAAGCCTCGAAGATTGGACTCGTGTTGGATCTTCCGACATTTCGTTCAAACGTCCTGGTCAGGGTGAAGAGTTCTTCCGTGATCTTGAGAACAGTGCTGGTTACGAGCTCCGACTCTACACCGACCAAGCCCTCTTCTGTCAAGCTCCTGGTCGCAACACCCTCATCACCGGTATCGTAAACGGATACGTCGCTCCTTAATTTGTTGAAAACATACGGAGGGGTGGGATTAACGTCCTACCCCTCTTTTTTTTTGTTTATAATCCAATACATAACTTAATATAACATTATAACTTGTTAACAACTATAGAAGTATGAGCGTAATCATAGAAATACAAGGAACGCCAATAGAATTTCCGTCCACGGGGGAATCTCCTAATTGGGCTCCTGCTGTAATTCAATTTGCTCAATCCGTTGAGGGTGCTCTTTCGTTAGTGGTAAATGCTAGTGATGTCCCCCCTCAAGTTCAATTTATAAGTCGAGATGGGACCACTGAATTCCGCACCATAAAAAATTTAGAGTTTGATTCTGGTGTGGTTAGAGCTGCTTACATCAACTATTCGTTGTTTTTTCGACAGAATACTGGTACCATCGCATCTGAATCCGGCACAATGACTCTTTTATACGACGGAACAATATGGCAACTCATGCGGGAATTCGTTGGAGAAGCTACAGTTAATAGTGTTTTAACCGAATTTGATGTCGATGCGAGCGGACAAGTAAGAATTAGAACTGGTAGTTTGGTTGGTTATTCAGAGGCAAAAATTAGTTTTTCTGCAAAAACTCTACCCCAAGATCAATAGAGGATTTAATGGCTACTCAATTTAGAAAATTTATAGATGGAATCCGGGTTGTTCCAAAAAGCACATTAACCACGGAATTACAAAAAGGCGACTTACAGGCGAAAGACGATGCTGCTGGAAAACTCTATTATTATAACGGAGCATCCGAATCTCCAATTCTCACTGAGAGACATACAGCCACTCTTCAATATAAAACAATAGACAGTAACGATAATAACACAATTTCAGTTGGATTATCTTCGTTAAAAACAGCCGTAGGTGACGGGAATAAGGTTATACGGAGGGATGCTGCTGGTGCGGTTGTTTCAGGGAACTTGGTTCCAAACACTAGTGAAATTGTCACATTAGATGCAAGTCAGAGTTTCACCAACAAAACATTTGACGCAGAAGGCACGGGGAATTCTCTTACCAATATAAAAGATTCTAATATCAAGGTCGGTGCTAACATTTCACGTGCTAAACTAGCAAGTGGAACACTTAATACCGTTGTTGTAAACGACGGCGCAGGGGTAATGTCCACTCTCGCGTTAGCCTCTGCTCAAATTATTCTCGGTAATAGCGGGGGTATTCCAACTGCAACGTCAATAACAGGTGAAGTAACAATCACCAGCACCGGCGCAACTACTGTCGGTACAATGGCGAATGTTGCGACCTCTGGTAAATTGAGTACCCAAGTTGAATCCGTGGCTGTTGCATCAACTGTTACTGTATCTAAGTCTTTCGTTAGACTAACTTCGGGCACCGGCACTACAATCGATGGTATCACAGCTGGGTTAGATGGGCAACATCTTGTTATCTCTAATCTAACTGGTGCGAATGTAACAATTACCAACCAATCTTCTTCGGCATCTGATGCAATCATTACCGGAACAGGCGAAGACGTTCTTCTTGAACCAAATGCTTCATTGTTTCTCGTCTATGATGCAACGTTATCTAATTCAAAGTGGATGGTCGTTGGTGGATCCGGTGGTGGTTCTGAATCAGTAATCAATGGTACTGCAGGTGAAGCAATAACTACAGGCGACCCGGTTTATTTAAGCAATCCAGACAACAAATTCTTTAAAGTTGACGCTGCTAGTGATTCTAAAATTGAGTATATTGGTGTTAGCTTAGATACTGTCGCGTCAGATGGCTCACCAAGAATTCAAACGTCAGGCGAAGTTACAATACCCAGTGCTTCTATTATTGGTGGTGCGTTTACAATAGGTAAGCCCGTCTATATTAATCCTTTACTTCCAGGTAAATACACATCCACTGTCCCTACTTCAGCGACTCAATGGATTATTCAAGCTGGTATAGCTACTTCTGCGGTTAAAATGGTCATCAATGGCGCAGGATCGGCCACTGCGGTTAAGATCACGTCCGAAACTGATCAATTTGTTTATGCCAACGTTACTTCAGTTAGCTCCACACAGACACTATCGAATGGTAACAGCATCGTCTTAGCTACAGGTGGTGTGGGTGGTATCACATTGACATTACCATCACCAACTGCAGGTAAGATCTTCAACATCAAGAAAGTTGACGCTGGGGTTGGAACGATTACAATATCACCACCTAGCGTAACACCACCAAGTCCCCCCATCGGAATCGATGGAGCTGCTTCAAAGGTTATCACATCACAATATGATTCGCTAACAATCACAAGCGACGGAACAAATTTCTTTATTATTTAAGGTGAAATATGAGTTATAAGTCAAATCAAGAAGTGTTGACAATTAGTCAATCTGGTAACTTAACTGTTTCAACGATAACAGTGACGGCGGCTTCACCAACAAACGCTATTACTTCTACGACCGGGATTGTTAGAGTTTCCGGTGAAATCGTTGCTTCTGGCGATATTACCGCATTCTCTGATATAGCATTGAAAGATGATGTCAAACAAATAGAAAACCCACTCACTTTGGTAGAAGCACTTAAAGGTGTAACTTACATTAAAGATGGAAAAACAAGCATCGGTTTGATAGCCCAAAACGTCAAAGACGTTGTTCCTTCTGCCGTCCATGATAATGGGGATTATTTGTCGGTGGCGTATGGAAATTTAGTTGGTGTTTTAATTGAAGCGATAAAAGATTTAAAAAAAGAAGTTGATTATCTTAAGGAGAATAAAAATGGCAGTTAAATCCAGCGGTTCCTTAAAATTTTCAGAAATTGCTAGTGAATTTGGTGCCACTCCTCCATATAAAATGTCTCAATTTTATAAAGGAGCTAAAGTTCCCGACATTTCCAATAACACTACCGTCCCTTCGAATGGTGTTATTAGGTTTAATAACTTTTATAATACCCTTAATGTATTTTTATTCCTTCAAACAATTTCAACTGTTAGATTATTTTATAACATTAAATCGGAAGCAATTAATGCTGGGTGGAATCAAGTTTCGCCTCTACATGCAAAGATAACTGTGACTAGCTTTGTTTTTTCAAATTCCACAGGAAGCTATGCTTTTTCCACTGGATCGGGGTTTCCATCTAATACTAGGCTAGAGCTTTACAATAATCATATAATTAGTGGTTGTGGTGGAGCTTTTGGTGCTGCCCAAAATAATGGCGGTAACGGTGGGCCGGGGATTTTAGCAGAGCATCAGTTATATATAAGGAACAATGGCACAATAGGTGGTGGCGGTGGTGGCGGTGGCGGTGGTGCGCCGTCTATTTATCTTACGCCCAGTATTACAGCCGCTGGTGGCAGAGGTGGCGTTGGTGGCGGTAATGGGTTCACGAATGGGGAAGTAGGATTAGCGGGGGCAACCGTATCGGGAACTTTAACTGGTGTGACTTATACCGCCACGGGTGGAAGAGGTGGTTCTGGGGGCAATATTGGTAGCTCTGGGGGCTCGGGTTCTCTAGGTAGCGGTAATCGAGCTGGGTTTATTAGTGTAAATAACAGACCGGGCGGAGCTGCCGGGAATGGTATCGTAGGAACGTATTCTTTCTTTTAAAGGAAAAACATATGACTTATAAAATAATAAGTTTTAATGAAACCACGGGATCTATTCAATTTGAAATTCCCAACTACGCACCATTTATGGTGGATCTTCCGATAGAAGATGGTAAATTTATCGAAGGTGAAAAGTTAGATCAATATATAAGAAATTTCATTCCCACTTGGCACATTGAAAGAACTAATCTTTTAAAAAATGGAATTGAAAACGCTGATAGCATCCGTAGATTGGTTGAAACACCTTCGCCTACTTCTAGATCAATTGAAGAATTTTCTACTGATGCACGTATGCAGCGGGATTTGTTTTTAATGCAAACCGATTGGACGATGCTCCCAGATTCGCCACTTTCAAATGATTTAAAACAACTATTCATAGAGTATAGACAAGCACTTAGGGATGTCCCACAGCAAGAAGGTTTCCCCCTCAATATTGAATGGCCAACCCATCCACTACAGTAACTTAAAGGGTTAATATATGGCATTTAACAGAACCTTAAAACATTTCACTTCCTCTCAAGAACTAGCCACTATTTGGGCTAGCGGTCAGAACTACATTCTCAATCAATTAGTGATTGAGAGTGATAAGTTATATCGTTGCAACTTAGCACACACATCTACTTCTTTTCAAACAGATTACGCATCAGGTGATTGGGTCGAAGTAAGTGACGGACTTACCCCTTGGGCTACCGGTAGATACTACGAACAGGATCAATTCGTAGAAGAGTCAAACAAGCTATACCAATGTTTGGTTGCCCATACATCAGGCACATTCGCAACAGATTTAACTGCTGGAAAATGGGTTAGTTTACTTCCCACCACAACAGCTGGTGACATCATTGTCCATAACGGAACAGATAACGTTCGTCAAGCAATTGGATCTGATGGTCAAGTTCTTGTTGTTGATTCTGCTCAAACAAATAAATTAAAATGGGCAACAATCCAACAAGGATCTAAAAATTACATTCCTAATTCAACCTTTGAGAATGGGGTTACTCCACCTTCTTCATGGTCACCAGTAAGCGTTACAATTGACGCAACAACCAAGATTCCTTCTGGTTCAACTTCTGCCGACACAACAATTACATTAGCAACATCTAGTTCTAGCCCATTGGCTGGAACGTATTCGATGGTTGCTACAACAGCTGGTAGCACAACCATTACAACAACTGCTCGTGGATTTATTTCATCTGCTTTTACAATTGACGCAGAAGATAAAGCCAAAGTAATGGGATTCTCATTCTATTATGAACCATCTGGTTCTAATATGAATTTCTCTGGAACATCTAGTAATACATTTGCTGTTTATATTAGGGATGTTAGTGGTGGAGCGTGGATTCAACCTGCTGGTGTCTATAATATGACACAAGGGTCGGGATCTGGTCTTTGTTCAGGCACATTCCAAACGACTGCAACTGGAACACAGTATCAAATTGTTGTTTTAATGATTAGCTCTGTTACAGGTGCATTGTCAATTAAATTCGACGACTTCCAAGTCGGACCTCAAAAAGTCGTGTACGGAAGCCCAGTCACCGATTGGCAGAGTTTCACGCCGACTGTCTCAGGAATCAGCGGTACGATGACCGGTAAATGGAGAAGGGTTGGAGACTCGGCTGAATTTGAGATGGCCCTAACAACTTCGGGTACTGCGTCTGGAACCATCACTGTTTCGGTAACGTCTGCGTTTGCGTTTGATTATACGAAGCTTCCAGTCTCAGCCTTTGCAAACATTGGTTCGGCTTCGGCCAATGACGGAACAGGACTACACCTCGGGACATGTTTCACTGATAATACATCCACGAACTCCTTTTTTATCAGCGGTGATGATGGTCAAAACGTCTGGAACGCAACGGTCCCATTCACTTGGTCAGGAACAAGAACGGTTTCGTTTAACGTGAAAGTTCCGCTTGTCGGCCTCTCATCCTCCGTCCAAATGTCGAACGACACCGATACGAGGGTGATTTCTGCACAGGCGGCATGCTCTACAGCTTTTGCTTACAGCGCAACAACGCCAATCAATTTTGATTCGGTTGCGGTCGATAGAGCTGCATCAATAACCCCAAGCACTACAGCGTGGAAGTTTACTGCCCCCGTAAGCGGAGACTACCGAATCAGTGTTGGCTTATTGAATTCGGCTGGTTCTTTGTCTGTAAGCATTCATAAGAATGGAAGCCCGACGGCATTTCGGACGCTAATGTCTGTCACAACGGCTGCGGTGACATCAGCAAGCACGACCATTACTTTAAACGCCGGTGAATATTTTGATATTCGAGGTGCATCTGGCGCTACTTTGTTAAATGACTCTAAAGTCAATACCATCAGCGTAGAACGCCTCTCCGGCCCCGCCACTATCGCGGCTAGTGATACGGTTGCTGCACGGTACACATCAAGCGGCGGTCAGCTTATTAGTGATAATACATATACTAGAATCGACTTTGCAAATAAGGTCTTTGACACCACAAGCTCAGTCACAACTGGTGCGTCTTGGGCTTTCACGGCACCGATTAGCGGAAAATATCAGGTTAACTCCAAGGTGACCGTAAACTATGTAAACGACACATCATATACGGCCATAAAAATTCAGAAAAACCTGTCTGATTATTCAGTTAGTCAACGGTTTTGGCAAGCATCGGGGGCTGGAGCGGTATTTCCCAGCGTGGCTGTTATAAGTGATATTGTTGAGTGTGTTGCTGGAGACACAATAACGATTTGGTTCTTACAAAACACAGCAGGGGCAAGGAATTTAACGACAACAGCCACCGAAAATACAGTCAGCATTGTGAGAGTGGGTAACTAACGATGAAAAAAGTCATAGTTAAAAACAAACTAGGCATAGCGGGTTGGGGTGCTGAAATGGCGGACCCGACCGCATGGATTGCGGAGTGTGTAGCGTCATGCGCTTGGGGCAAACCTGAGCGATGGGTCTTGCACAAAGACGAAGCGACATCGCGTGAGTCTTACGACGATTCCGACGTTCTCGAAGAGGAGCTTCGTGAGCTTACTCCTGCTATTGATGCTGTGGTTGACGATCAAGGTGTAGAAGTCTCTCCTGCTGTCCCCGCTGTCGTGCAGAAATTGGTTAAACTTCGTGCAGAATATACCGTTATCGTAGAAGATATTACAACACAATACGAACTTGATCAAGCGATAATGAAAAGAAAAGCTGAGTATCCTACAGCAGAAGAATTCATGAATGCCTTTTTTGATGGTGGCGATGATGCAATTGCATCCCTACAAGAGAAAAGATTATTAATTAAACAAAAATACCCAAAGCCATGAGGTGATATATGAATCCACAAGAAGTGTTTTTAAAATTAGTTGCTCAACTTCGTATGCTTCAGATTGCATATCAAGCTGCTCATCATAATATAAAAGGATCTCTTTTCTTTCAAGATCACGCTGCCCTTGGTGATTTTTATGCAGCATTACAAGGCGAGTATGACCGAGCTGGTGAAAAATACGTTTCTCTTTATGGGGCGTATAATATAAACCAAGTAATGCAAATGGTTATGGCTTCTATGCAAGGCATGCCTACTGGTGAAGTAAAAGAAAGCAAAGAATACTTTACTGCGCTACTTGCTAAAGAAAAAGAAATTTGTTCTATGGTGGATATGCTTGTAAAACAGGGTAATTTTTCTGAGGGCGATAAAAACCTTCTAGCCGACATTGCAACCGTTTCTGGAGGTAGGATATACTTGATTAAAAGGAGAATTATGTAATATATGTCTCGTTTTAATTGGACCCCTGAAAAAATAGATAAATTAGTTTCTGAATACTACACCAAAGGTCCAGCCCAACTAGCAATAGAATTTGGGTTATGTAGCCGTTCTGTTTCGGATAAAGCTAGGCAGTTTGGATTAAAAATTCAACCAAAAGATAAAAAGAATTACCGCACCACAATAGGACCAAAAAAGGGTCCAAGAATTACTATTGAATGTTTATTTTGTAAAAATAAAAAAGAATTACAACCATATAGATCAACAGCAAAATACTGTTCTTTAAAATGTAGAAATGATCATTATAGAGTTTTGGCTAAAACAGACGAAATAAATACTAAAATATTAAATTTATATAATGACAATAGAAGACCAAGTGAAATTGCAAGAATATTGAATTTATCTAATAATAGAGTTCGTGATTGTTTAATTGATTCTGGTATTAATACTGGGCATAAAAATAGTAGTCGGCCCAAATTAGCTTATAGATTTAAAAAGAATAAGGTTTGTGAGATGTGTGGATTTGAAAGAGCACTAGATGCAGCACATATAATTCCTCACATTAAAGGTGGTAGTATGGAAGATGATAATCTTTTAGCATTATGTCCAAATCACCATCGTTTATTTGACACAAAAAAATTAACATTAGAAGAAGCAGAAAAAATCTCATATAAAGTTAAAAATTATATGGATTATGTTCATATAAAATATAAGCAAAGGATTAAGTAATGCCTCCGCTTAAAAAAGGTAAGAGTCAAGAAACAATCAGTGAAAATATTAAAGAAATGATTAAAGCTGGTTATTCTCAAAAACAAGCTGTCGCTGCCTCATTAAGCTCAGCTGGTAAATCCAAGTTTTCAAAAACTAAACAATCACTCAAAAAGAAGTAATTTATGGCAAACACAACTAAACAGGGTACAAGACTAGATGCAGACCAAGCAATACAAGGTGCGTATAACGATGTCAATTCTACCTTGGGGGTTGATGGTTTCCTAACAGGTAAGGTTGGACGTAAGGTTGGGTTATTGACTGAGGGAAACACGGAAACATACACCTTCTCAGAAAACGGTACAGTTCTATACGTATTAGAAATTATTTACACGGATAGTTCAAGAGAACAATTGGTTTCTGCTGAAAGAATTATTTAAAAGGAGTCTGCTGTGGCAAAATTTAATCCTCTTATATTTAGTGGGATTGACTTCACGGGAACTGGCGGCGGGGGCGGTCCAGCTGGCGCAGTGCAGTGGAAGGCTCCTGTTGCAAATGAATCATCCCTCCCCACCGTAGGTAACCTACCCGGTGACGCTCGAGTCGCTCTAGATACAGACAAGATTTATGTATGGGACAGCACGTCATCAAAATGGGTTGATTCTGAGTTGACCGTAGCTGCTTTAGGTGCAACGCCTAATGTAGACGGTTTGACAATTTCCACCACTGTCGATGGTGATATCACTAGAACAACCATTAATCTCGAGCCAGCTGACGCAACAAACCCCGGCGCTGTGTCTGCCACAGACCAATCTTTCGGTGGGATTAAAACATTTACAACTAATATCGTTGTTGATGGGAATGTAGACGCTAAGGGTGGTGTTGAATCGTCCACTGGAACATTGAATATTGGCGCAGACAGCGTGCTAACATCCACTATTAATATCGGCCATTCCACTAGCACGGTTGTAATTGCTGGAACTACCCTTTACGAAAACGTCCAAGACTTACTCGTCAAAGATAAAACAATTACTTTGAACGACGGTGGGTTAGGTTCTTCTGCAGGTGATGCTGGTATTGAAATTGAAGAGGATTCTTCGATTACTGGTTACGCAAAAGTTTCTTCAGACCGTAATACTTGGGAACTGAAAGCTCCAGGGCAAGCTGGGGTTGCTGTAATTGATGGTGGATTAGGTGGGATCACATTAAGCCAATCTACTGAAGAACTTCTTCCGCTTGATGGCTCTAGACCGATGACCGGTTCCCTCATCATGGATGTCAACACTATTGAGTTTGATGATGGTGCTGGCACGACCTTGGTGGTAGATCCTTCGTCTATTGGTTTTGATTTTGATTCAGGATCAGGTACAACATCTTCTGCCGATTATACCATATCAAACGCTAGTTTATCCACATCAGATGGTTTGATTACCCAAGCCTTTAGTGCCACTCCTCTTGGAATGGAGAGTACTTACTCCGATAGTTCCACTAGTGAATCTGAAGTTTCCACCGTGAACTCATTGGGATTCACTCAAATTTCAGAAACCCCATCTAGTTCTAGAACAATTCAAATGGGTTCCACCAGCATCACAATGGATACCACCGAGGGCATTGAGGGGGGGCTGTTCGTAATTCGACAACTCGATAGTGCTAGTTCTGAAATTTACACCAATAAAAATCTTTCAATTGAATCTGTCCTAGATCTACAATTAACTTCTTCGAGTGGCGATGTTTATGTAAACAACGAGCTTTCCCTAACATCCAATAAAATCGTCGATGTTTTAGACCCCACTGATGCCCAAGACGCCGCAACAAA